ACATCCACATTTGGCGGAGGTCAATCTTCTGGAAGTTGGCAAACTCTAATTACTGCAAATGTTGGCGATACGGTAATTGCTACCATTTACCCATATGCCGGATCTTCTGTTCTAACGCCTGCTAATAATAGCTCTACATGCCAACTTAATTTCTCGCTCGTCGGTTAAGGAACGTAAATGAGCACCGATATGGTCTTCTACGTTTACGAGCATTGGCGATTAGATCGCGATGAATGCTTTTACGTAGGTAAGGGCCATGGTAAGCGCGCTTATTCTATTAAAAACAGAAATCAGCATTGGAACAATATTGTTTTAAAGCTGGAGCGCATCGGATCGGGATACGAAATTAGGTTAGTTGCTACAGGGCTTTCCGAACAAGACGCCTTTTCGCTTGAAAAGGAAAGAATTTCTTTTTGGCGAGATCTTGTAGATTTAGCTAATATCTGCGATGGCGGAGAAGGCGTATCTGGATTAAAGCATTCTGAAGAAACTAAAAAACTTTGGAGTGAAAAAAGAAAAGGGTGTCCTGTTTCTATTGAGGGGCGAATTAAACGTAGCAAAACTATGAAGGGTGTTCCAAAATCTAAGGAACATGCGGCCAAAGCTGGAGCGGCCGGTGGTTTTGCCCGAAAAGGTATGAAACATAGCGAAGAACACAAAAAAGCAATTGGTTCTTCTTTGTTAAACAGTGAAAAATTTAAATCAGCCAATAAAGCTAGAAGAAAAACAATTATATGTTTAAATTCAGGACAGATATTTAGTGGGTTAGATGAAGCAGCAATAGCAAATAATGTTTCAAGATATGCCGTCCATGATTGTTGCTCTGGAAGAACAAAGCATACAAAAGATGGCTTAGTCTTTAAATACGAGGACGCATAATGGCAACCTCAAACACTTACTCTTTCAACCCTGATCTTGGCAGCATTACCTTATATGCTTTTAATTTAGTAGGCATCCGAAATACTGCTTTATTGCAAGAACATCTCGACTCTGCTCGCATGGCGACAAACATGATTTTGTCGCGCTGGAGCTCTGAAGGCGTTAACACATGGGCTGTTGATCTTGTGACTGTGCCTCTTGTTCAAGGGCAGTCAACCTACCCTGTAGATAGCAATACGATCGTGATGCTGGATACTTATATCACCGTCGTCAATGGCGGCGTGTCGACTGATCGTATCATCCTTCCGATCTCAAGGACGGAATATGCGTCATATCCAAATAAGCAGCAGCAAGGCTTCCCGACGACGTTCTGGATGGACCGCTTGCTTAATCCGACGGTTACAATCTGGCCTGTCCCAGATGGTAATGAAGCTTATCTGAAGTATTACCGCCTGATACAATTGCAGGACGCCAATCTTGCCGGTAATCAGCAATTAGATATTCCGTATTACTTTTTGGACGCTATGGCCTATGCTTTGGCGCTCCGTTTGGCTCAGATATGGGCCCCTGATAAGGTGGCGATGCTGAAGCCATTTGCTGACGAAAGCTACCAGATTGCTGTTGCGCAGAATATCGAAACTTCTGCTTTCTATGTGTCGCCTACGATCTCTAGCTATTTCAGATAAGGAGGCGTAAGTGGGATACGCTTCTAAATCGGGACGGGCGAGGACATCTGCCAGTAACCCGCAGGCGTTTGGCGTTTGCGATCGCTGCGGCATTTGGACAAACCATAATAGATTATCCTGGCAATATGACTGGCGTGGCGCTAGTCTGATGAATATTCGCGTTCTTGTCTGTGACCGATGCCTTGATACGCCACAGCAACAGCTTCGAGCAATTATCGTCCCAGCCGATCCTACAGCTATTGAGCAGCCAAGAACTGAGCCATTTGTCTACGACGAGACCAATAACCGTTACACAAGCGGCCAGAATACGATAGACCCCAATACGGGTATTCCTATTATTGGCGGCGATAATCGTATTACGCAAGACAGCCAAGATCGCGTTACTCAACAGACTGGCGAAGCTCCAGGCGGATTAAATCAGCTACCTGGCACCGATTGGGCTGTTCCTGCTGTTATCTATAATAATACTGAGATAGGTTTGCCCTATAATACAGGCGTTGTCCCGTTTACTGGCCCTCTTTCTCCGCCGTATAATTTTGTCGATCAGTGGAACAACCAATGGCAATTTGGTATGAGAACTGGATCATACTGGTCTAATACCACAAGTGCTTTTGTGACATGGACGTCGAACATTCTGTAACCTATGAATAGTCGAAGAAATAGGGTAAAATTACACTCAAATATGTGGTAAGAGGAATATATGGCAACCGTCCCCTATACATTCGCAAATACCCCAGGCGGCGCGTCAATTCCACTTGCTGAGTTGGATGCCAACTTTGCGGCCATTGGCGTTCAAACAGGACCCACAGGGCCTACAGGACCAGTTGGGCCGCAAGGTGCTCCTTCTAATGTTACGGGGCCTACGGGATACACTGGGGCTATAGGGGCTACAGGCGCAACTGGACCAACTGGCCCAAATGGCACATCTAGTGTTTTATTTAATTATAATTCAAATACATCAAACACAAATGTAAGTATTTATCCTGGTGACGGTAATATTTGTTGGAATAATTCTGCCCAAATATCTTCGACGGCATTAACCATCTCTAGCAGAGATACCAATGGTGCCGATATTGACTTATTTTTATCAAGTTTAGCTTCAGGTCAACAAATTGTAATCCAACAACAAACCAGCAGTTCAAATTATCAAACATTTCAAATTACATCTGCGCCAACAGAGGTAAACCCAGGAACATTAACATCGTATTGGGCATTTCCTGTTTCTCTGGTTAATAGTGGTGGAACAGGGACGTCTAATTTTGCTAATGCTTTACCAATATTTATCGCTATTACCACGTTGCAACCCGGCCCAACCGGGCCAACCGGGCCCGCCGGGGCTGCTGGGTTAAGCTCTTACATGGAGCAATTAAATATATCGACTACAAATATATTGCCGCCATTAACTAATTCATATGTGACGGGGTCGTTTATTATGTTTGTAAATGGCCAAGGGTTTGTTCCCACAGGAGCAACTCCCCCGTTTTCTGTATCTGGAACGGCGATTACTTGGCTTTCGACGGTATGGAGTGTTAATCCTGGCGACTTAGTCGTCGTTATCTATACATATTAGTAAGGTGGGCTATGCGGATAATTGTTTTTTTTAGTTCTCTGTTACTTTCTCTTCCTGCTTTAGCTCAAAGCTACAGCACGATGGCTTGGGGAATTGATAAATCTGTCAGTCCGTATGGGTTTGGATATAACATCAATGGAACTTGGTATAATTTGGGGACTATATCTTCTACCGGAACGTGGGTCATTCCTGTTGGAAATATAACCAACGGAGGACTTCCTATTTTATCTTCTGCTAATATATGGGCTGGCGCGCAAACTTTTTCTGTGGCTCCAAAATTCTCATCTATGACGGGTTACATGTATTGTAACGGGGCTGCTCCATGCACGGCTTCCACAAGCGTCCCTGCGGCTAATGTGTCGTTTACTCAGTCTGGCACTGGAGCTGTGAGCACCAATATTAATGCCTTATTGCAAGCTGGCGCTCTTACGGGAGAGCAATTTGGTGTTGTTTGCGATGGCGTAACTAATAATACCACCTCATTGAATAATTTAATTAGCGCTGCGCGAGCTGCTGGAAAACCCGCGATTATTCCTCCTGGCATATGTAAAACAGATATGATTGATTTGGGTCTTTCCGCAGGTCAGCAAGTATCTATTTACGGATATGGCACAAATGCGGCAGGGACGACTTTAGATAAAATTACTTCGGATGGAAATCCAATTATTAAAGCTAACACATCTACTACAACGACGTTTTTCCCTTATTTAACAATATCTGGAATTAAGCTTGATGGTATTTCCGGAAACACGCCTGATGCTTTGCAATTGTATAATGTTGTTTTTGGTAACTTTCAAAATATAACTGTTGTGAACTCCATTCATGGCGTAGGCGTGTATGGAGGTAATACAAATTCATTTAATAATCTTACAGCAACCAGTAACACAATAGGATTTTATGCCACACAATATGTTAGTCCGGCACCTTTTACTTACCCTCCTAATTTAATAACCCTTAATAATCCAATATTATCTAATAACTCATACAGAGGATGTTATTATGAGTTGGGGTCTGGGTTTTTCATAAATAACGCTGATATAGAAGGAAACGGAAATGCTGGAAATGCTAATACAGGCGGATGTTATATAAATGGTGTAGCTTCAACTATTGGGGGGCTTGGAGGTATTGGTGCTATTATTAAAGGTTCTTGGTTTGAAACTAACGCAGGGGGCAATTCTGTGTGGTTGAATGGTGGGCACAATGAAATAGACGGAACTCTTTTTATCGCTAATGGCTCATCTACAGATGACATTAAAATTAGTCTAGGAACTTACACTATTTCAAATTCAAACTTTGTTGGGATCAAAAGTGGTTACAGCATTAATGAGACGGTAGCTGCCAGTTATGGTAATTTCATTTATAATACCTCTTATGTTTCTGCTACTTATGATCCAAAGAAAACATCGTTCTTTTCTGGGTCAAAATCAACCATATCAGCATTTCAGTTGACTCCTTATACTGTCGGCGCATTGCCAACGTGTAACGTAGGAACAACGAACTCCCTATATGCTGTCTCAGATTCAGCCATTGTTCCGACATATAACGGAGCTTTGGGGGCTGGCGGCGGAACAAATGTTAGCCCTGTTTTTTGCGATGGAACGGGATGGAAATTCCATTAAGTAAAATATAGTGATATGGTAAAAAAACTTTAATAGGAAAGATTGTATGTCTAACGTCCAGATCCCAAATCTTCCTGTTGCTATTTCTCTTAATGGCACAGAAGAACTTGAAGCAGTTCAGGCTGGGACGTCTGTTCGCGTTACTTCTTTGCAAATTGCTGGGTTGGCACCAGGCCCAACTGGCGCTCCTGGTCCATTTGGACCAACCGGACCTACTGGATATACGGGGTATACAGGGCCAGGAATAACAGGTCCTCAAGGCCCAACAGGCCGAACTGGTCCAACAGGATATACAGGTTATACGGGCTATACCGGTGATACAGGTGCGCCATCTTTTGTAACTGGCCCGACTGGGTATACCGGTTATACTGGTCCCACAGGATATACTGGTTCACCTGGAACTAGCATAATTTATCAAGGCACAGTTGCAAACTCGACATTATTGCCACCTCAACCGCAGCCTGTTGGTTACGCTTATGTTGCGCAAGATACGGGTCATCTTTGGATATCTACTGGTAGTGTATGGTCTGATGCTGGCCCTGTTGTAACCAACTATACCGGTGCCACTGGCTATACAGGTTATACGGGATATACTGGACCCACTGGGTATACCGGCTATACAGGAAGCATTGGCGCAACTGGCTATACTGGTCCAACAGGTTATACAGGCCCAACTGGCTATACAGGTCCCACCGGATTTACTGGTTATACAGGATTTACCGGTCCAACTGGGTATACTGGAGATACAGGTCCTACTGGTTACACAGGTTATACAGGCGCAGCTTCGACTGTAACAGGTCCAACTGGTTATACTGGATATACTGGATATACAGGATACACTGGTGATACTGGGCCAACTGGATATACCGGATATACGGGATATACAGGATATACTGGTGATACCGGTCCGACTGGTTATACTGGGTATACGGGTGAAACTGGTCCAACAGGTTATACTGGGTATACAGGAGAAACCGGTCCCGCTTCTGACGTTACGGGCCCAACAGGTTATACGGGTTACACTGGTTATACTGGCTACACAGGCGCTGCTTCTGATGTAACTGGTCCGACTGGTTACACAGGATATACTGGATACACCGGAGACTTCGGTCCCACTGGTTATACTGGTTATACTGGGGAAACCGGCCCAACGGGTTATACTGGATATACAGGTGAAACTGGCCCTACTGGTTACACAGGATATACGGGATACACTGGGGACACAGGCGCTCCGTCTGATGTCACAGGACCAACTGGTTATACTGGTTATACTGGCCCAACAGGCTACACAGGCGATACAGGCGCTCCTTCTGATGTTACAGGGCCAACTGGCTATACTGGCTATACAGGTATGGCTGGTAGTGGGATTCAATATCTTGGCACTGTTAATGGATTCACAAACTTACCTGGATATCCTAGTTCATATCTAGGGGCTCAAGGCGATGCTTATGTAGATACTGTTACTCAAGATCTTTGGGTTTGGAACGGACTTACTTGGGTAAATAACGGTCCTTTTGCTTCAATTACAGGACCCACTGGCCAAACTGGCCCAACAGGGTATACGGGCGATATCGGACCTACTGGCTATACTGGATACACTGGAGATATCGGACCAACTGGTTATACCGGTTATACGGGTGACACAGGTCCAACAGGATATACTGGATATACAGGCGATATTGGTCCAACAGGTTATACTGGTTATACCGGGGCAACCGGCCCAACTGGATATACAGGATCAATTGGACCAGCCGGTTCTTCTGCTACATCTTTTGGCTATATTGCTAATACGACTATCCAGTCTGGAGATCCTGGGACTGGTGACGTTCTATGGAACAACACAGCTCAGATTTCTGCTACATCTATTAATGTAAGCACAACTGATGGGGCGAGCGCGGATATTAGCGTTTATCTGTCTCTCTTGCAGCAAGGGCAGACGCTTGTCCTTCAAGATTCAGCCGTTGCAACATCTTGGCAAGCATTTACTGTTTCTGCTGCTACGACGGATAATACGACATATTGGACGATTCCGGTTACTTATGTAAGTAGCAGCGGGGCCGCAACAACTAACTTTGCCAATGCTACATCTTTAATTTTTGCTGTCGCTAGTGGCGCAATTGGCCCTCAAGGACCGCAGGGTGTAACTGGTGCAACCGGAGATACTGGCCCAACTGGCTATACTGGTTATACAGGTATTCAAGGCATTCAGGGTAATGTTGGCCCAACTGGTTATACGGGATATACGGGCCCGCAAGGAAATGCTGGCACTGTTGGAGATACCGGACCTACTGGATATACAGGTTATACTGGGTATACTGGAGATACAGGTCCTACTGGTTACACAGGTTATACAGGCGCAGCTTCTACTGTAACTGGCCCAACTGGCTATACAGGCTATACAGGTGCGCAAGGTGCAACTGGCTATACAGGCTACACAGGCGTAGGCGACACTGGTCCAACTGGTTACACTGGCCCACAAGGAGCCACTGGCTATACCGGGTATACTGGCGATCAAGGCGCTACTGGTTATACAGGCTACACTGGTCCAACTGGGTATACTGGCTATACGGGTTATACGGGCGATACAGGACCGCAAGGTGCTACAGGTTATACTGGTTATACGGGAGCTGCGTCTAACGTAACCGGCCCAACAGGCTACACGGGCTACACTGGCCCTCAAGGTGGCGGCATTGTTTATAAAGGCACTGTAACTGATTCCACTCAGTTAACAGTTGTTGACCCAACGCCTTCTGTTGGCGATGCTTATATCACGCTTGATAACCAGCATCTTTGGGTATGGAATGGCGTTAGCTGGGTAGATAACGGCGCAATTACAACAACTGGCCCAACTGGCGCTACTGGTTATACGGGGCCAACTGGTTATACGGGATATACAGGTTATACGGGCTACACAGGATACACTGGTGCTGCTTCTACTGTAACAGGCCCAACAGGCTACACTGGTTATACAGGGCCAATTGGTGCAACAGGTTATACCGGTTATACGGGCGATACAGGTTATACGGGCCCTCAAGGGGCCACTGGCTATACTGGTTACACGGGACCTCAAGGGGCGACTGGTTATACTGGTTACACAGGCCCGGTTGGCCCAACAGGATACACAGGCTATACTGGGTATACAGGTTACACAGGCACAACTGGTTATACAGGTTATACGGGCTATACCGGTTACACAGGTATCCAAGGACCAACTGGACCAGGTGGCGCTGTCGCTTATTGGGGTTCGTTCTGGGATACAACAACCCAGACAATCGCTAGCACGACAACTGCTTATCCGATTACGTTCAATTCTTTTGATCCTAACAGTAACCAAGTTACTATTGTATCAGGAAGCCAAATCACATTTGCGCAGGCTGGAACATATAATATTCAATTTTCGATACAGTTTGCCAATACTGATAGCGCTCAGATTTGGAATGCCAATACATGGCTGCGCAAAAACGGCGTAAATATTCCAGATTCAAACAGCTACTGGACGATAACGAGCAAGCATGGCGGCACAAATGGTCAGATAGTTGGCGCTGCTAACTTCATTGTTGAGGTCACAGCTGGTCAATATATTGAACTTTACTGGCAGGCAGAAAGCACATCTGTCATCTTGGAAACTGTCCCTGCTGGAACGACCCCAACAACGCCAGTAAGCCCTAGCGTTATTTTGACAGCTACGCCAATCGTTTCAACGATTATTGGGCCAACTGGTTATACGGGCTATACGGGATACACTGGCTATACAGGCGCAGCATCTACTGTAACCGGTCCAACTGGTTATACAGGGTTCACCGGCCCTCAAGGCCCAACTGGATACACTGGTTATACAGGACCTCAAGGCGCTACTGGTTACACTGGTTACACAGGTCCTCAAGGAGCTACTGGTTATACGGGTTATACTGGGGCCATAGGCCCAACAGGATATACTGGGTATACAGGCCCACAGGGCCCAACTGGTTACACTGGGTATACGGGGCCAATTGGTGCGACAGGCTATACAGGCTACACAGGCTACACAGGCCCAACTGGCTATACGGGCTATACAGGCGATATTGGTCCGACTGGATACACAGGATATACTGGGCCCGGTATTACAGGTCCAACTGGCTATACTGGCTACACAGGTCCAGGCATTACTGGACCGACTGGTTATACTGGCTACACTGGTTATACGGGACCAGGTGTAACGGGCCCAACTGGTTATACTGGTTATACTGGCTACACTGGGCCTCAAGGCGCTACTGGCTATACTGGATATACCGGCGCTACTGGCCCAACTGGCTACACTGGTTATACGGGACCAGGTGTAACTGGACCAACTGGTTATACTGGTTACACCGGGTATACTGGTTACACAGGCCCGGGCGTAACGGGACCAACCGGATATACTGGCTATACTGGTTACACAGGATACACTGGTTACACAGGCCCACAGTTAATAACGATTAATTCAACGCCAATTGGAAGTGGCACGTCTGGTCGTATTCTTTATGACAATGCTGGCACTGTAGGCGAGCTTGTTATACCGCTTTCTATCTCAAATGGCGGAACAAATAACTCATCTGCTTATACTGCTGGATCTGTTATATTTTCTAATGGCACTTCATTAACCCAGGATAATGCAACTTTCTTTTGGGATGACACGAATACGCAATTGTCAGTTGGAACTAATGTAACAGCTACTACGCCAGCGAATATTCAGCTGCAAATATTTAAAGACGCATTAATTAATGGCATGACTGTCGGTCTTGGAACTGCGCAGCTAACGACAAATACCGCAGTTGGCTATCAAACACTTTTAGGTGTGACAACAGGAGCTTCCAACACAGCTGTTGGTTATCAGGTTCTTAAAGTAAATACTATTGGAACTCAGAATACGGGTGTTGGAAACCTTGTTCTATCTGCCAATACGACAGGAAACTACAACGCTGCTGTCGGTCAGGCTTGTCTGTTTAAGAATACGACCGGATCTCAAAATTCAGCATTAGGTCAAGGTTGTCTTTTCAATAATACCACAGGTGCCAGTAATTCTGCGATTGGTGGGTCTGCGTTATTCAACAATTCTACAGGCTCTAACAACACAGCCCTTGGCCAAGCGGCTATGAACACTAATACCACGGGGGCCACAAATACAGCTGTTGGCACGTCGTCTCTCTATTCTAATACAATTGGAACAAACAACTGCGCCGTTGGTTATCAGGCTCTTTATTTTAACACTACCGGAACACCCAACACAGGCGTTGGAACGTTAGCCCTTAGAGCAAACCAGACTGGAACAAATAACGTCGCTGTTGGTGATAGTGCATTAACAGCATGCACTGGAAATCAAAATACATCTCTTGGTTCCAGCGCTGGTTCTTCGGTTACGAGTGGTTCAAATTTAACAATAATTGGCTATAATGCCCAAGCAACATCTGCGACTGCTACTAACGAAATCACTCTTGGAAATTCGTCAGTTGCAACTCTACGTTGTCAAACTACAACTATTACATCTCTTTCTGACGCAAGGGATAAAACTGAAATAAGAGTTTTACTGGCTGGAATTAATTTTATAAAAACACTTAAGCCTGTGTCGTTTATATGGTCAATGCGCGATGGAGGTAAGGTTGGTATAGAAGATTCTGGTTTTATTGCTCAAGATTTACTTGAGTCCCAAAATATTACTGGAATTAAAATTCCTGGTCTTGTTTACGATGTAAATCCAGATAGACTCGAGGCTTCTTACGGCAAGCTTATACCTGTATTAGTAAAGGCAGTTAAAGAGCTGATCGAAGAAATTGATGCCTTAAAAGGGAAAGTTGGCTGATATGTCTATTAAAAAAACAATAAAAGCAGCGCGCCCGACCGTCAACTCTGTTTCCGGATATGTTTTAAGTTGGGATGTTGATATTACTTTAAGAGAAGGTAGCTTTGAATATAATTACAACTATTCAAAAGATGTTGCTAATTTAAATAAAATACCATCTGATTTCTCTGAACCAGAAGTTTTAGGATATATGCCAGAAGGTCTGGAAGATGTATTTAAACACCACAAAGAATTTTTGGGTGGAAATAATTCTTCTGAAACAATTATTGTCGATGATTTTACGTTTAGCAATTAATAGGAGTAAATTGAAATTCGCACCGTTCTTCTTTCAGCGCCATCTTATGACGGCAAAGTAAACGTATGGCACTGCACGTCTTTAACTGAAACGGTAAAAATAGGTATATCAAAAAATATTAACATTGTGGCTGTTTATATGTCTTACGATGCCTTAGTTCAAAGGGCTCGTAACGATATATTTAAACTAGCATATGATAATGATGTTGATGATCTGGTTTTTATCGATTGCGATCAAGATTGGCAACCGGAAGATTTTTTTAAGCTTCTTTCACATGATGTCCCAATTGTTGCCGCACCAGTCATAAAAAAATCTGACGACCCTCAATATAATGTAAAATTATTAGGAAATTATATTATAAATGAAAAAGGGTTGGTTGAGGTAGACGGAGTTGGCACTGGATTTATGAGAATAAGAAAAGATGCTATTAAAAAAATGTGGTCTGCCTCAAGTGAATATCGTGAAAGACATAAGGAAGATTCGTCTCGTATGGTATTTGAAGTAAAAGTTATGAATGGGGAAATCTGGGCAGAAGACATTGTTTTTTGTGATAAATGGATTAAATTGGGCGGTAAGGTATATATTGACCCATCCATTAATTGCGGCCATTCAGGTGAAAAAAGATGGGTAGGGAATTTTTCGTCTTGGATCAAGACCTTAAACTTAAAAGGAGGGGTGTAAAATGGAAAACGAAATTATCAAGCTGGAGTTAACACTAGGTCAGGTTAACCACATTTTGGCTGTGTTAGGTGAGGCATCTTTTGTAAAAGCCGCAGACCCCGTAAACTGGATACGCGAGCAGGCGATTCCGCAGCATGCGGAAATAGCTAAGAAATATCCTGCTGAAGAAATAGCGCAAGCAGCAGAATAAATATAAATTCGCATAAGAGAGGAAGGGTCTCGTTATGCATACATCGGCGTATAATCATGCGCAGCGTTTTTACGACTGCTATAACGGGGCTTTCCCTGATGGGTTTAAGGTAATTGAAATTGGTTCTCAAGACGTCAATGGCTCTTTGCGGCCTATTTTTGAAAGAGACTGCGACTATACGGGCGTAGACTTTGTGGCTGGTAAGGGCGTAGATCTTGTCTTAACCGACCCATACAAACTGCCTCTTCCAGACAAATGCGCAGATATCGTTGTTTCAAGCTCATGTTTTGAACATTCAGAAATGTTTTGGCTGACGTTCCTAGAGATCATGCGCATATTAAAGCCGCATGGTTTGTTTTATCTAAATGTTCCATCCAACGGTATTTATCATACTTACCCCGTTGACTGCTGGCGGTTCTTTCCAGACAGCGGAAAGGCGCTCGTAACATGGGCCAAGCGCAATGGAATAAACGCAGCTCTTCTTGAATCCTATATTGGCTTCAAAGAAGGTGAAATGATTTGGAACGATTTTACGGCTATTTTTCTTAAAGACGAAAAGAATATAGAAAAACATAAAAAGCGCATTCTTAGCGTCCTGAAAGATTTCCATAACGGATATGTTTATGAAAATCCTGAGATTATGAACCGCGTTTATTGGCACGATAAATGACTCCGATACTCGTATGCACGGTTACGGGGCGTAGCCTTCCAGTTCTTGAAGCGAGCGTTAAAGCTTATTGCTCGGACGTTTCGTTGATCGCGCATCACGTTGATCGGTCAACTTTTGGTCAATCGTATAACACCGCATTAGATGAGGCCTTTAAACAATACGATGAAGTTATTATCGCAAATGACGATGTTGTTTTGACGCCATCTACATATACGACTTTACTTGAAGATGTGGCCGCGTTAAAATCAGAGCATGGCGATAAGGTAGGTATAGTTGGCGCTAGGTCTGATTGCGTTCGAGAAGCGCAAAATATTAAAGAGAATCTGCCAGAAGAAGTTTTCTCAACGCTGTATGTATCCCCATTATTCGCTTGGATTCCAAAGATCGTTTTTGATATTACGCGCTTCCCGCATACAAACTGGTTTAGCGACGATATGATTTGTATGGATTTGAATTATGCTGGCTTTACCAATTGGGTGTCTCGGGCGTATGTCCATCATGCCGGATCTCAGACGGTCGGCAATAATACATGGGAAATGTATTTACAGGCCATAGACTGGATAGAAAAGAATAGACCAGAACGTCTACATAGGTTTAAACGATGAAAATTATAGATGCTTTTACGTTTTATAATAATGTAGACATATTAAAAATGAGGCTCCAGCTTCATTTTGATCATGTGGACGAATTTTATATTTGCGAATCTGACCATACATATTCCGGCAGACCAAAAGAATTTATTTTAGAGCAGCATTTGCATGAGATAAATCCCTGGATAGATAAGGTTCGATATATAAAATATCATGCCGACCCAAGTGGATTAGATTTTTCTCAGGAATTTAAAGACGAAATTCTCAATCTTAGCAATCCCGGCTGGATTATGGAGTTCAGGCAACGCAACCAACTAAAAGAACATATCCAAGATTTTGGCGATAATGATGTTATTGCAATTTGCGATATTGATGAATTTATTAGCCATGATGTTTTTAACTATATTAGGCAAAATGGTCTCGGGCCAGATGAGTTACGTTTAAATCTCGTCATGCATCACTATTACATGAATTGCATACAACCTGGAAGGATATGGACACAACCATTTATGTGCAAGGGGTCCAGATTTCGGCAGATAGATGACGTATCCTTTCACCGGCACTGCGTAGGTATGTATCATTGGTGGCCTAATGCTGGCTGGCATTTTTCCAACCTTGGCGGCTATGAAGCCATAATGGATAAGATGCTTGCCACTTGTCATACAGAGTTTATTACCAATGGCGTAAATGACCCTGAATATATAAAAAATTGTATGAAATATGGGATCTTACCTAACATAAAAAAACCAACGCCATCTCTGGCTACATGTGAATTGGCTTTTGTGAAATTAGACGCATATCCCCCCTATTTGCGTAAAATTATGCTAGATAATCCAAAATATATTGTTACCGATTTGACGGTTTAAGGAAGGGAAAACAATGGAAACTATAGAATTAACGGCGACGGAAATTATCCCGGAAAAGAAAAAGCTGAAGATATGCGTCTACGGTATCTCAAAAAACGAAGAAATGTTTATTCAGCGATGGGCTGATTCTGCTAGGCAGGCAGACCTTATTCTCCTTGCTGATACAGGCAGCGACGACGATACCGTCAAGCTGGCAAAGGAAAGCGGCGTCCAAGTCCATCATATCCACATCAAGCCGTGGCGCTTTGACCATGCCAGAAACGCCGCTCTTTGCCTGATCCCAGGCGACTTTGATGTCTGCGTCAGCCTAGACATTGACGAAATCTTGGAGCCCGGTTGGCGCGAAGAAATTGAGCGCCTATGGGAACCAGATACGACCCGTATGCGCTATATCTTTGACTGGGGGATGGGTAAGAAATTTTACCATGTCAAAATTCATAGCCGCCATAGCCACTTCTGGAAACATGCCTGCCACGAAGTTCCTGTCACAGACATGCGGACTCCAGAAAAGTTCTGTTTTACCGAGAAGCAGATGGTGACGCATTACCCAGATCATACCAAAAGCCGGGCGCAATATTTTGGCATCCTAAAGGTTGCTGTGGACGAAGACCCAAGCTGCCCCCGCAACGCTTTTTACTGGGCCCGTGAGCTTTCCTACTACAGCAAATGGGAAGAGGCGCTAGTAGCGCTTAAAAAATACCTTGATATGCCTAGCGCAACATGGAACTGCGAGCGATGCTACGCTTACATAACCATGGCAAAATGTTATGGAGCGCTTGGAAATCCTGTTGAAGAAGAAAAATCGCTCCTCAAGGCGGCTATGGAAGCAGGCGAAACGCGGGAACCGTGGGTGGCAATGGCGGACTTAATGTATCGACAAAACCGCTGGGCTGAATGCTTTGCTTACGCCATGCGGGCGGTAAATATTACCTACCGGGCCAACAATTATACGGAAGATCCAAATTGCTGGGGATGGCGTCCGCATGACTTTGCCGCTATCGCAGCTTTCCGGTTGGGATTGAAGGAAATAAGTATCCAACAGGGGCAGATTGCGGTAGAATTGGAGCCGGAAGATCAACGCCTAAAAGATAATCTTTTGTGGTATATTGGTGAAAAGTCATGATGGAGACAGGGATGGAGCCGCAAACAGTTATTAATATTGTGGCAGGCACCGTCCTGATGGTAGCCGGGTGGCTTTTTAGGGAGCTTTGGCAAGCTGTCAAAGCTCTCCAAGCCGACCTTCGTAAGATAGAAGTAGACTTGCCATCGAATTATATCCGAAAAGACGAATTTGGCGAGGGGATGCGTGAAATAAAAGAAATGCTCGCTAAGATATTCGACAAATTAGACGGTAAAGTAGACAAACATTGGGGCGATAAATGACCTGGCCCCTTCAGTCCGAATGTTTAAAAATGTTTGGCAACCCCTATGCGCCCGGCTGGGGGAATACGCACATTGTCCATATTAATTGCCCGTGGCAGCTCTATATGGGGCCGCTGCATATTCCGTATATTAAAATAAATAAGATTGCCGCCGAGTCTTTAACTCGTGTCTTAAACCATGTCTGGGATGAATGCGGAAAGGACCCAGACAAAATACACGCCATCCATGCCGACCAGTTCTCAGGGGACTGGGTCATCCGTCAGGCGCGCGGCCTGAAGATGATATCAATGCATAGCTATGGCCTAGCAATAGATTGGGACGCTCCCCACAACCAGCTAGGTTCAAGAACGCATTTTTTTACGGCTGATAACCCACTCATTAAGGCTTTTCTTGATGAGGGATGGATTTGGGGAGGCCAATGGAGCAGACCGGACGCAATGCACGTTCAAGCGGCGAGGGTTGGTTAAATAGGCAAACGGTAGGGGCGCTTGTGGCGGCCATATCATACAGTATCGTATTAATAAGTTTGGCAGCCCTTGCAGGCTGCACTCAGATAGAAGGTGATGGATTTTCTAACAATGGCCATGAGTATGGTCCTGTTAGATGCGTTAAGGCGAAAGATAACGTTCTTCGTTGTTATACGATTAAATAGGAGACAGACATGGGTTCAATTGGTTCTTTTGTAGTTGCCAAACTGCGTGAAGGCTCAACCTGGGCCGGTATCGCTACGCTGATTGCTGGCGCAAGCTTTATTCCTCATGCTCAAGAGATCGGTGCTTTGGTTCCAACTGTTGGCACGCTGGTAGCTGGCGTTTTGGCGATCTGGTTTAAATAATGGTCGCTACAATCTTATCTCTTATCGGCGCGCTATTTACGCTTGCCGGTAAGATATTTGATTGGTTAAACGCACAACAATTAATTGATGTCGGCAAGACGGCGCAGCAGGTTCAGGATTTAAAGGGGCAAGTAGATGCTGCACATGAGGCGCTTCAAGCCCGTCTGGATATTGAGCGCGATAGCATTGACAAGCCTGACAGCGTGTCAGTCGACGACGGGTTCAAGCGCCCTGACTGATAGGCTGGCTTTTTGTGATGGGGCAAAACCTATTTATTGGTCAAAAAAAGATACGGACAAAACAATTTGGCAGGTGAAGGCGCATAACAATGTAGGCAAGGAAGCCTGCAACTGGAGATAGGTAATGACTACTGGCCTTAGTTATGATGGATCTGTAGCAGGGACGACTTCGTATGTCGCTCAGATATCAACTATGGCCGTCGTTGATCCGACAGATCCAGCGTTTTTGACCATTTTACCACAAATGATAACTTATGCTGAAAATAGAATATATCGTGAAGTCGACTTTTTATTTACATCAATTTCTACAACTTCTTATGGATTAACTGTTGGTAGTCGTATTATTTCTGTTCCAGCAGGAACGCTAGTAGTCCCAGAGCAAATAAACGTCCTAACGCCAGCAGGGACAACTAATCCCGATGCGGCAACAAGAAACCCATTGCTGCCAACAACCAAAGAATATCTGGATGCGGTGTGGGGCAATTACGCCAATACTGGTTTGCCCGTCTATTGGTGCCCCTTTGACGACTATACCTTCTTGGTAGGGCCCTATCCAGATCAAAATTATACAGTAGAAATAGTAGGAACATATCGCCCTAATAGCTTGTCGGCTTCTAATTTAACAACATTTATTAGCCTATATCTCCCCGATCTATTTATTATGGCATCAATGATATACGTCTCAGCATACCAAAGAAATTTTTCAAGCGCTGCTGGCAACGATCCGCAAATGCCTGTTACTTATGAAACGCAATATCAGACGCTTCTCAAATCTGCCCTTAGCGAAGAGAATCGCAAAAAATTTGAGGCAGCAGCGTGGTCGTCTCAAGGTGTTTCTACTTCAGCTACGCCGACTAGAGGTTAAGTATAATGCCGCACGCCACATTAAAGCTAACAGGCGGCGTCGACCAAAACCGCACACCCGCCTTAAACGAGGCGGCAATTTCTGCTACAAATCTTGTTCGGTTCGTTCCAGATAAGCAGGGTTTGACGCTTGTTCAAAAGCTTGGCGGCTGGACAAAATATCCTAATGCAGCAGACGCAAAATTTCCTAGTGTTATACGCGCACTTTGGGCATGGGAAGATCTTAACGCTAAATCTTATCTTGCTGTTGGGTGCGCAACAGATCCGTTAAGTTTAGAAAGTCTTTACGTTATACCGATTGGTTCTAGCGCTGCAACAATACCTATTACACCTAAAACAAGCACATTAAATGTTCCTTTTGCGTCTACTTGGACATACTCAATAACGACTGCGACGACTACCGGCACAACTGCAAGCGTCAATTTTACAGGTTATCATTATTTTTCTGCAACTGAATCAATTTATATATCTGGCAATACAGTCTCAGGATATGATGGTTTTCAGCCGCAAGTTGCTTTAGATACCCTCGTTTCTCCAACATATGCCCAAGTTCAGTTCCAAATAACAGCAGGAACAGGCGCAGGCACAGGCGGAACAATTGCACCCCCTAATGGCTGCATAACAAACGCTGGCGACCCTACTGTTACAATTAACGTATATGGATCTAATGTTAATAGTTATGATGCTGTAGACATAAGGACTCAAATTAGCGTCGGCGGTCTTATATTATTTGGAACATATCCTTGTATTTTTTATGATATTAATGGCTTCCAAATTATAGCAAGAGACGCTTTAGGCGCTCCCCTTTCAGCTACAACTACAATCCCGGGCCCAATAGGCGGCGGCGTATTACCTACGTTTGATATGACAGTTAATCAGGCAACGATTACTGTCACTCTTCCAGATCATGGATATGCAGTAGGAGACACGTTCCCAGTTCTTATACCTATTAATTCTGGAACAGTAATTATATATGGTAATTATGTTATTCAAAACGTTTTATCATCAAGCCAGTTTACAATAAGCAACAACACCAGCGCCACCGCTGTCACACCTCTGTCCTTTAGTGGTGACGGAACATACGCAACAGTTGAATACCCATTAAGTTATACCTTTAATATTGGCGATCAGATAGATATTACAAATTCCGGATCAGGATATGATACAACAGCGGCAATAATTGTTAAAGTAACTACTGGCGTAAATTCAAGTTTTGCGACATATGCCAATACAACAACAGGATCAATTGTTGTCCCAGCAAACTGCACGCTATTCAATACTTTAACATTATTAAACGGTGGAAAGGCGCAATTTGTTATTTACAGAACCCCCGCTCCGCTTCCTACCGGCGTAGGATATGGAATTGGGGGATATGGCGATGGTGGTTATGGGACAGGCGTTATTCCGCCTTATGGCGGTGGTGGAACTCAGATAACCGTAACAGATTGGACGTTGGATAACTGGGGTGAGATATTAATTTCTTGCCCTGTTAATGGGGCAACTGGCGGACCTATTTATCAGTGGGGGCCAAATATTGGCTCAACGATCGCATCTGTCATCCCACAAGCTCCGCCCATAAATGATGGCGTGTTTGTCGCAATGCCACAGCGTCAGCTTGTTGCATGGGGTAGCACTTTTACCGGTATTCAAGATCCGCTGCTTATTCTTTGGAGCGATGTTGCAGATTTTAATTCTTGGATTCCGACGCTTACAAATCAAGCTGGTTCTTACAGAATCCCGCGCGGCTCTCGTATTGTCTCTGCTGGTCAGGGCCCACAACAGGGTATTGTATGGACTGACATTGGCGTATGGGCCATGCAATATTCTGGTCCTCCTTACGTCTATCAATTTAACGAGATAGGAACAGGTTGCGGATTAATTTCTCGCAAAGCCGCATGTTCAATGAATGGTGTAATCTATTGGATGGGGCAGTCTCAGTTCTTTCAGATGGGTGGAACATCAATTCAACCTATTACCTGTCCGGTTTGGGACGTTATATTCCAGGATCTAGATACAACTCATTTAGATAAAATCCGCACAGCCCCAAACTCAAATTTTGGTGAGATTGCTTGGTATTATCCGTCTAAGAATAATGGCGGAGAAGTAAATAAGTATGTCAAATACAATATACTTCTAAATCAATGGGACTTTGGCACGTTGTCACGCACAGCGTGGATTAATCAGTCCGTTCTAGGACCTCCTGTTGGCGCAGGTATTACAAGCGATAATAGCTATTACGTTTATCAGCATGAAACATCTCCCGATGCTGATGGCACTGTTATGGATTCATGGTTCCAGACTGGATACTTCATTATATCTGAAGCGGAATATAAGGTTTTTGTGGACCAGGTATGGCCAGATATGAAGTGGGGACTCTACGATGGTATTCAGAACGCGCATGTAAATATGACGTTCTATTATACAGACTATCCTGCGCCATTTAATGATCCCAAAGTTAGACAAACACAACCTTATAATATTTCTTTAAGCACGGATTACGTTACACCTCGTTTTAGAGGTAGGTTAATGTCTATCCGTCTTGAGAGTGATCCAAATGAAATTGGAACTTTCTGGCGTCTAGGTGCGATGCGCTATCGCTGGGAACAGGATGGTAAGTTCTAATGGCTACTCTTGACGATATCCTCACATGCCAAAAGAACGGCGTTGTTGCGATCAATAACTTATCTCAATCGCTTACGTCCTTTTACAATTCGTATACGTATTTATCTGGCAAGACGACATCACCAACTGTTGCTGTTCCTACAATACTTACTCAAGGCGCTGGCAGGCTAGTCAGCTATAATACAATCGTTGCCGGTTCAGCGGGAACAATTGTCGATACTGTTGCCTATAATATCAAAAGCGCCTCGTTTGCAGCAGGCGTAGCAACAATTACCTATGCAGGTCTGAAAGCCTATGCTTTAGGTGACACCATAACAATTGCGGGTTGTGGCGGATATGATGGAACGTTTGTTGTGACATCTCAAACGCCTCCAGCGACTATCACATATGCTATAGCTGGTCCCCTTTCGACCATTACAAACCAGGGCGTAATATATGTTAAAAGCGCCTCTCAGGTTCTAACAGGTCTTTCTACGACAGTAGATACACATTTGGTCGGGTGCAATTTTACAAATGGACTATTGGCGCTTCCTGGAGCTGGCCAGTCAGTCAACGTCACTTATAGCTTGAGTTAAGGTGCGATATGGATGATCAAGCAAAGATGTTTGTGGGGCCCATCCATAGTGATGTGGCGGGACGGACAGACCATTTACCCTGCAATGTGCCCTCCGGTTCTTACGTCATTCCTGCGGATATAATTTCCGGTATGGGCGAGGGGAATACGATGAATGGCTTTAAAATAGCCAATCGTCTATGGGGTAAACAGAAACTTTATGGAGATGAAACGCCTACGGAAGTTGTCGTTGCTGGTGGTGAATATGTGATTTGCCCACATTCTGTTAGAGATATCGGTGGCGGAGATATAAACGAAGGCCATAATCAGCTAGATAGATTTGTTAAGTTGGCTAGGGAAGATTTAATTAAAACTCTGAAAAATCTTCCAGGGCCGCGTCGGGACTAAGGGGAAGAACATGAGTGAGGAAGTTCATGTTAGGGTAGGGACGCCACAAGATATGGATGCTCTTATGGTGCTTTCTGATGAGGTTGCTAAAGAAAATGGCATATCTCAACCTGATTTTAATAGAGTAGCGGCTGAAATGTGGGCCGCTCTAAATCACGATCATGGTATTGTTGGGGTTGTTGGAGAAGTTGGTAAGCCATTGGAAGCCTTCGTGCTTCTAAGAATTGGCCAAACGTGGTATTCTGAGGGAAATATCATTGAAGAGCGGACGGTATTTGTCAGCAAAAAGTATCGTAGCGCCAAGGGCGGCAGGGCTAGAAAATTATGTGAGTTTTCCAAAAAAGTGGCCGAGGAATTAGGGATGCCGCTTTTGATCGGAGTTTTAAGCCATCAGCAAACAGAAGCCAAAATGAGATTATACAGAAGATTATTTGGCGAACCTTCTGGGGCTTTTTGGTTATGGGGCGCTGAAACTGGTGAGTGGAGTAATCGGCTGGCTGCCGAATAATCCTTAAGGTTTTTGGAGAAGCAATATGTGTGGTGGCGGCGGCAAAGGAACTGGTGGATATAACCCAATGGGTGGCCAGTGGGGCAATTTAACGCCTCAACAGCAGCAAACCACCACAGCATCTCCGCAGGCTATTGGTTGGTATCAAGATGCTATGGCCAAGGCTCAACAGGCCGCTGCTACTCCTTGGCAAAATTATAGCACCGATCCTGCTGCGTTTGTTGCTCAACTAAATTCGCAGCAGCAAGCTGCACAGCAAGGAATAGCCGGTCAAGCTGCCGCTACTGCCCCGTTTGCACAAATGGGTGCAGGTATGCAGGCCGCAGCTGGTTTGGGCAATGCCGCTCAGATGGCTGGCTCTTATATGAGCCCTTTTATGCAGCAGGTTGTTTCACCTGTGCAGCAGGCTCTTCAACAACAGCAGGGACAACAACTAGCTCAACAGCAAGCAGACGCTATTAGCGGCGGAGCATTTGGCGGCGAGCGCGCTGGTTTGCAACGTGCAACCCTTCAGGGCCAGCAGGAGCTGGCTATGGGTCAGGCGTTAAGCCCTCTATATCAAACTGGCTATGGTCAAGCTCTAGGCGCGGCTCAAACAGACCTGGAGCGTCAATTACAAGCTGGTCAAGGATTATCTCAAGCTGGCCTTGCGGCACAACAAGCATCGTTAGGGGCTGGCACGCTTGGGCAGCAGACTCAGCAAGCTGGCCTATCCGCTTTATATAATCAGTGGCAGCAAGCACGTATGTATCCGTATCAGCAAGCTCAATTCCTTGCTGGTATCGCTGGCGGTCTTGGTCCTCTTATGGGCCAGCAGTCATATCAGTCTCAGGCAACAAATCCTTTCGGCATGTTCCTAGCTGATGGCGGAGCTGTTGACGAAAACCGCATGGGCGGCGCTGTTACCAATGGCGGAGACTTTGCGCGTGGTGGGTATGCAACCAGAGGCGGCGTAGATGAAGATCCTCTGGCCATCCAAGAACAAATGTATAAAGATATTGAGAAACCGGTAGAAACTTCTCTTCCTACTGGCCAGGTTCAAGCTGCTCAAGGATTAAAGCCAGCAGATTTTGCTCCTACTCCAAAACAGGAATCTGCTCTTGATAAAGCCAGCAAAGTCGCTGGTTTGGCTAAAGAAGGCATTGGCGGCCTAAAAAATGCTTATGATTGGCTTACAGGTCCTACTAAAGTTACTGGAGCGGCAGGTAGCTTGGCTGTCCCAACATACGGCGGTGGCATTCTCGGAGGACTTGGGAGCACTCTTTCAGAAATAGGCAGTGGTATTGCGTCTTTTCTTCCGTTTGCTTTGAATGAAGGCGGTGTTGTTCCACGCGATGGTTATGCCGATCGTGGCGCTGTTGAACCAGATGACAGATCCGCCGATTATATGGCGCGCACCATGCTCAAAGAAGCAGGTGGAGAAGGTCCAGAAGGAATGGAGGCTGTAGGCCATGTGATCAGCAATAGGCTTGAAGCAGGGCGTTACGGCAAAGACATACCTTCGGTTGTAACAGCTCCTAAACAATTTTCTCCTTGGAATACTGAGGCGCGTGGCACTTCAGCAGATCCTCGTTTAGTTGATACTTCAAGTAAATCATATCAAAATGCACTTGGTCTTGCTCGCAAAGTGTTGGCAGGTGAAACTGAAGACCCAACGGGCGGAGCGACTCATTTTTATAATCCTAAACTTGCCAGTCCAAAATGGGGCGCAGGTATGGAAAACGCAATTCAACTTGGTCAACATAGGTTTGGTCGTGCTGATGCTGGTGCAGATCAAGCAGGTGTAGCTGCGGCTTTAAAGAGAGCTACTCCAGAGCAGCGCAAGATGATGGCGCTTGATACGTCTGATCGTAGCGGTGTAGCCGCAGCAGCGCCAGAAAATGATAGCATATTTAAAGAGGAAAACGTTCTTCCCGCTATTTCCGGTCTTGGCGCAGCGCTTGAAGGAATGGTTACGTCTCCAACTGTTGGTCTTGGGGGAGCTCTTCTTAGAGGCGCTGGCGCTGGCATGAAAGAAGGTGTGCGGTCTGCTCTTGAGGTTCCAAAAGTTAGAGCTGAAACTCTTGAGCGTCAACATCTGGCTCAAAAGGCCCTCGAAGAGGCCAGATACAGGGCGGCTGAAATACCTAAAGTTGGCGCTGAAATTGGCGAGATTGGTGCAAGAACAGATCAAATCAAAGGCGCAACTGAAAAACTTGCTTCTGAAACGGTTGATAGCTCGATTCAGGTTAAGGATGGCAGAACGTTTATTCGTTACGTTGATCCTAATACTGGAACATATAACTGGATGCCATTCCAGGATTATTATGCGCTTGATCCTAGCAAACGGCCAATTGTCGATCCACGAGCCGTTCAAAAAATTATTGTATCCGATCCGTCAAGTATTGTTACAAAGCCATCTCCCACAACAGCTGAAGGGAAACCTCAAACAGAAATATCTTCTGGGGCGGCTGGTTCTGGAGTAGGTTCTGGAGCAAAGCCTCAAACTTCAATTTCTACCAATCCAGAACAAGCAACTACAGCTTTTGAAATAACCAAAAACAAGGCTGGCTGGCCTTCTGAGCGTAGAAATTCTGAACCTGACTATTTCACGCCACAAGATGAAATAGCAAAAGGCATTCAGAACCAGAAACAATTAATTGTCCCATTGGCGGGAGCTTTGGCTGCTTTGCCACAGGATAAAAGTATTCTTGCTTCCGGTAAGGCACAGGAAATATTGAGTCCGGTTGCTGGTATTTTAAATAACATAGCTGCTGTTGCTGGCTATCCTGGTCTTATCGTTGACCCTAAATCTCTTACAAGCCAAGAAGAGGTTAACAAGCTTGTTAATCAACTTCAGCAAGCCGCTACTACAGCTTCTCAGCAACATGCTTTTGCGGCTTTTAAAGAAATGGCTCAAGGAATACCAGGAATTACCAATTCTCCTGGTGGCCAAGCAAAGCTTATTGCGCAGATTCTGACAAACAATCAAAGAGAGATCGATAAAAATCATTTCTTTGCTGATTGGGCAGATAAGGCGTCTGGACCAAATAAACGATTTAGTGAATTTGCACGTCTTTCAAGCCGTGAGGCTAATAGAGCTTTTGATGATAAATATACAAATGCCTATTACGCTGGCGATAGAGCTGAATTAGAAAAAATGTTTAATAAGAAAATACGATATAAAGAAGATGGTAAGACTGAAGAGATGAGCTACCTAACCGCCCTTGCTCAACATCCATCAATGTTCAAGCCAGAACAGCTTGATAGAATTGAAAAAGAGCATCCAGGCGTTCTTCGTTATTTTGGCATTAACCGTTGAGACTAAACAATGGCTGGTGAATTTGAGTTTGTTGAAGAACAACCAGCAGCCGCTCCAAGCGGAGGCGGTGCTTTTGAATTTATTGAAGAGCCAGCACGCGTTCAAAGGCTTCCTGGCATAGATGTTGGGAAGACGCCTGAACAAATTCGTATGATGCGAGGTAGAACGCCTGAACAGCAACGCGCTGTTGATGAGGCTCAGGCTAAAGAAACATACGAAAAGATGTTATTAAGCGGTAGGTCTCCAGCAGAAAAAGGCGCTTTATCTTTCCTTGGCTCTTATGGTCAAGCATTTGCACCAGGTGTATTTGAATGGGCTCCAGCCGCTGGCGCTAAATTGCTTGGTAAGGTTGGCGTTCCTGGATATGAAAGCTATGCAGAGCAGCCTGTAGAAGACATTAGGCAGAAAGCTAAAGGGATAATAGGCGGCGCTCAGGCAGAATATCCAAAGACTTCTGCCGCTGGAACGGTCACAGGCCTGGGGGCTGGCGTAGCAGCTTTACCAGCCGTAACCAAATTGCCCGTAGTAGGAGAACTTGGAACTGTTGGTTCTGGAGCTGCTACTGGCGCTCTTTATGATGGCCTATCTGAAGGAGCCGAAAAAGGCGACTTAGGTAGTGCGCTTAGGGCGTCTATAATGGGCGGCGGATTGGGTGCAACATTAGCCCCAGTTGCCGAAAAAGCTATTTCTGGTTTGACCACTTTAGTTAAAGGCGGTCGTCCTGTCGTTGACGCTCAAGGAAACTTGACGCAAGAAGCAATAGACATTGCGCAAAAAGCTGGCCTAACTCCAGAGCAAATAAATTATTTTGCACCTTCATTAGTTCAAACATTTGAGAAGCGCGGGTTAACTGAAGCTGCGGCGAGAGAAGCTCCATTTGCAGAATTTGGTATTGAGCCAAAACGCGGAATGGTTAGCCTTGAGCCTAAACAATTGGCGAGAGAAGAAAAATTTGGTGAATATGAACCAATCGCGGCTCAAGCAACAGCAGAGGCTGAAAGGGCGTTTGGAGCACCTGTTCCGTTAAGAGACGCCGTAGAGCAAGCTGTGGCCAAGGGGCAATCTGAGGCGGCTAAGTTAAAGTCTGATTATGAGCAGGCTTATAAAACGGCTGCAAGTGTTCCTGGTAAATTTAGCCGGGAGACACTAACGAGCGTTGGCGATAAGCTTTTAGGTAATTTGGCAAAAGATGAAAAAGCTCTTGCTTTCCGTAATAGCGATGTCGTCCAAAGCGCCGCTAAAAAGCTTAACGAAACTCTTGGCCAAGCCTTACCGACTGGCCCAGAAGTTGGCGCTCCACGTATTGTTCATCAAACTTTTGGCGCTGTTGAAGAAGCTAGAAAGACACTTAACCAAGCTTTTGGCGCGGCTAAAGATAAAACAGATCGTGCTGGTGTCCGTCGATTGATCAACGATTTTGACCAATATGTTGAAGACTCCATTAGCAACGGCGCTTTTTCTGGCGATAAAAATGTTGTCCAACAATGGCGTGATGCTCGTAAATTGTTTTCTAAGTATCAAGACAAATACGGCGTAAAGAAAACAGGCGAAGAGTCTGGTATGCTTTTAAAGCAAATTATGGACGGAACAAAAAGCCCTGAAGACGTCGGCAATATGATGTTTAACTTTGCCAGCACAGGTGAGGCAAAAGCAAAAGCATCTGCTCTTAAAACATATTTTCAACTGCAAAGAGCGCTTGGACCTAATGCTCCAGAATTGCAACAGGTCACAAGATCTTTTTTACAGCAGCTTGTAACGCCAACTATTAAGGCTGGAGAGGCAGTATCTCCAAAAACATTTACTGCTACAGCTAATCAAATAGATAATTTTCTTAGCGGCAATCAAGCCAGCTTTGCCAGAAGACTTTTAGCCCCAGATGATATTAAATATTTAAAAGAATACGCCAATGTGATGAGGGCAGCTGGAACTAAGGCTCCTAAAGATGTTCAGCCAACATTAGGTGCTTTTGGCCAAGCGGCAGCGGCTTCAGCTCCGTTGGTTTTAGAAGCTACTGCTGCCGCTTTAGGCCATATACATCCAGGTTGGGCCGCATTAATTGCTGCTCCCACTGCTCTTTCATCAAGGTTTAGCGCCGTTAAAGGTAGCGAATGGCTGGCCCGAAGAGCTGCAAATCTTGCTCCTGAATCAGTTGGCAGACCTTATGAGACACCTGGTATCAGAACTGGAATACCTCTTTTGGAACAGGCGGCGTTAAGAGATCAAGAGAGACAACCAAGGGCCACAGGCGGCAAAACCGGTCGCGTCTACACCGCAGAGCAAATGCTTTCAAGATCAAAGGTTGCTAGAAAAGCGATTGGCGATCAGACTAAATCAATCTTAGAACAGCCAGATGAGCGCGTTGTTAGTGCTCTTAAAGCTGTAAGTGATCACATATAAGAGGACGTTTTAATGGCTAACAATCCATCACCAAATAAGCTTCTTGATCGTCCAGACAAAGGTGATTTGGATTGGTCAACGCCGCTTAATTATAACTTTACGGATCTTGATAGCATCCTTGGCGCGACAGTCCAGCCAGTTAACGTCGCCAATGTTTATACGTTGAGTAGCACGGACATACAAAACTCACGCATTAACGTAACTGGCACAATTACGGCTGATGCTAATGTTACAATTCCAGCTACATTTGGCGGTTATTGGATTGTTTCAAATAACACGACTGGCGCTTTTAATGTTCGCGTTAAAGTATTGACTGGCGCAAATCTCGTTACGGTTCCTCAAGGATTTTCAACGATCGTCTTTAGCAACGGCACAGAGGCATACGACGCTTTAAGTAGCAAGCTAAATGTCACGGGTGGAACGGTATCGGGCAATCTTTCTCTTGGCGGCGTCCTGAATGTTGGAACAGGTAAGTTGGTATTTGATCCTACATCAACTTCTCCTGTTTTAAACGTTTCTGGTAATATCGTAGCTTCTGGAAATGTTACAGCTTTTGGAACAATCCCTTCCGACGAAAGATTAAAAGAAGACGTCAGAACGCTTGAAGATTCTCTGGATATTATTAAGCGATTGCGTGGGGTTAGCTTTATCTTAAAAAATACCAAGAAGCCATCTCTTGGTCTTATCGCGCAAGAAGTTCAAGAAGTTTTGCCATCTCTTGTATATCAGGGCCCAGATGAGATGTTGAGTGTTGCATACGCCAACATGGTCGGTGTTCTCATTGAAGCTGTTAAAGAGTTGTCCGATCGTGTCGAACAATTAGAGAAGAAATAATGACTCTTCCTGCAAGCGGTCCTCTTGTTCTTGGGTTGGCTAGTGGAGGCAACTCCATCAATAGCGAATTTGGCTACGGGAATGATTTAGGGTCGTATCGTGGCGTTTATTATGGTTTAGGAGGTCAAGAATTTAGATTTCCTGTTTCTCCTAATTCTATTGCAATGAATTTATTTTATAGCACATATAAAATTGTTGGCGGGTCTCGGACTTTTAATAGCACACAATCTTTTGTTATTCCTGTTTATAATACAATTACGATTACTGTCCAAGGAGGACAGGGAGGCGCATCTGGCGCTCCTGGATATATTAGTTCTCCTTGTACGGGAGCCGGCAAATTCACTTCAGGTTCTTCCGGAGGATACGGTTCCGGATCTTCTTTTGGCGGCTATTTATCTGCGGCAGGCGGAGCTGGTGGAGCAGGTTCTGCTTCATCAAGCAATCCAGGACAGTCTGGTCAGGTTATTTCAACAACTTATACTAATCCAGTTCAAGGAGGATCAGGCCCTCCATCTGGAACAACCGTTACTGTTTCAATTGGCGGGGGCGGTTCTGGTGGCGGTGGTGGCTGTCTTGTTTATCAACTTATAGTTGGAACAACTAATTTTGGTTGCGCATGTTGGAACAATGCCGCTTCTGGCAGTGGAGGCGCAGCAGGCGTTGTCACTGTAACGTGGGCATAAATATTTGCATCCCGACCACGAACAAATGTTAATGGCGATTATAAAAGCAGCTTTGCTTATCTTAATCGCCATTTATAGTTTTAAGTTAGGTCGCGTGTTTTATGACTTTATGCAATTAACGCTTGAGTAGATTTACATATTTTTGCGAAGCATTTTTTCCAAATTACCGCGTGCAGGGTAGTAGCATATCGAGTAATGCTCGGCGCAATAAGAACCACGCGTCTGCATCTCACCACAGTATTTAACAGGCGTTTCGTCACCTGAAATAATAAATCTACATGAGTTCAGTTTAAGATCCAGTAATTCTATGCCACCTGAACGCGTTGGCAGTGAAGGAACATTTTCTATTTGTAAATCTTTAGGTATTATATTTATTGCTTTTGGGTTATGTCTTTTGGCGTAATCTTCTTCTCTAACTTTTCTTGCTTCAACAACTCTTTTCTTATGCTGTTCTTTTTCATCACGCGCAAAAACGTGACCCTTGCGTCTTAGTCTATTAACCATGCCAATAACGGCATTGCGCGTCATATTAAGCTTCTCGCCAATTTGGCTGCCGCTTAACCCCTCTTCCCAATATTTAATAAGTTGGTCTCTTTGCTTTGAACTGATCATGTCGATTTCCTTGCTATATTTCGATATTAAATGTAAAATACATAACCCATTGACATAAAACGACAATAATTAACGTCTATAGGGTTAGTGCCCCGATATTACAGGGAACGCCAATGATTGCAAGAGAAGAAGCTGAAGAACTAATCAGCTTAATTGAACAGGCGCTCCGTAACGGGGATTATCCAGACGGACATAAATGCGTTAACCATCAAAGGCTGGCAACAGCAACTATCGCAAAAAAATTAGGTGTTCACAGATCGGTTATTGCCAGAAAGCTGGGAGAGTCAAAGAGAGAACATGGGTTAGAACCAAATTGGAAAATATTTACTGGTATCAAAGAAGAAAACGCCGACCACATCATTGTCCGACGCCTTAAAGATAAATTGGCAATAGCAGAGACAAGAGCGGCCAAGGCTGAACGCACCAACATTAGCTCAGAGGCGATTAGGGAAGGCATTTTAGGTCTTGCCGCCACGCCACTAGAGCCGCAGCCCTGGAAGCCATCTAAAGGCGATAAGAAGGGACAGAAAGAGGCGCTGGTTCTTATGGTATCGGACGTCCATATGGGCGAGACGATCGACAAGAATCAGATGGGCGGCAGGAATACATTTGATAAAAAGATTTGCGGTAAACGTCTTGAGCGTCTATTCCAAGGCGTCGTCAAAATGGGGACTGTCCACTGGTCTGGTCCTCCGCCTGGCGTGATATATGTTATACTTGGCGGCGATCTTATCAGCGGTGAAATCCACGAAGAATTAGCGAAGTCTAATGATCTACTTGCTATCCCCGCTGTCAGAGAACTTGCAACGCATATCATATCTGGGCTTGAACTCCTTCTCGAATCCTTTGACTGCGAAATTCGAGTCGTCTCCGTTCCGGGCAACCATGGACGGACAACCCGTAAGCCAGAATCAAAGGGATTTGTCCTCAACTCCTACGACACCCTCGTCGCCTGGCTCGTCGAAAGCTGGTTCATGGCAAAAGGGACCAAGCGGATATCATTTGCAGCCCCGGCGTCGGGTGATGCGTTAATCAATATCTGCGGCTGGAATTTCCTTTTCACTCATGGCGATAGGATAGGGTCGCGGGGTGGCATGGGTATGGTTGGTCCGGTTGCAACAATTGCTCGTGGTATGCAACGCGTTATTCAGGACTATGCGGCAGAGCAAATCGTGGTAGACTATGTGGTTGTTGGCCATTTCCACACCAGCGTCGAGCTGGAGCAAGGATTTTGTAATGGCTCAGTCTCAGGTCCCAGTGAGTATAGCCGCTCTGGTCGTATGCGTAGCAGCCCTTGCAGCCAGTGGCTCCTTAGTGTTCATCCTAATCACGGCGTTGCTAGACGCTGGAAACTCATACTCGGCGCGCCCGATGAAGGCAGTATATATAAGGGAAGGGCGGCGTAAGCGTCCGTTCTGAGGGAGACTGATATGATTGACGACGAAGACGACATCGTTGAAATCGATACGTCTGATGGAGACGAGTTTCCGTTAGATAGCGTGGCAGCTAGGGTCGTGGCATTTACGAAGTTAATTGCTCTTGTCGATCATTTGAAGAACGAGGACGCAAAGAAAGAAGCCATTATGATGCTTGGAGCTGTCAGGCGTTCGTTTAAGACGATTCCAACGGCTGAAGGGGTTACGCCGATAAAGTCATAGTCTGACTATGTATTTTTGATGCTTTGTAAACTTCGTGCGTCATATTTGGATCATATGAAGGCTTTGTGAGCCATATATGGATTACGGCATTATACCGTATCTGAAATATTTACTGTTCAGTAAAATTTTTACCTTTTTTTATTTGAGAACTATTATATTTACCGTTCGGTAAAATCTGCCAAAAGTGTTCACACGGGCCTTTGTAATCATCAGGCCAAATGAAATACGATTGCCAATATTCACTGGCCTTTGTGCCGCTATCTTTGTGTCGGTAACACTCGTTCGACTTTGGGCAAATGGTTACGGCGCACATGCTGATGTCAGGCACTGTCCTTCTCTCCCAAAATAGCATGTTCTATTTCAGTATCTATTTCCTCATGCGACATATAAGGAAAACAACGCAGCATATTGACACGAAATGCCGCTTTTAGCAGCATATTCTCAGTGCAGAGGTGTTCAATAGCGTCAGCTGCTGTTTTAGCTGCTGGGTTTATTTGCCAAGGATCAGTCCCGTGTTCGCCACGCAAACGCTCTAAGAGGGATGTATAGTCAGTCATTCTGCCTTCTCCAAATCTGATCTTTCCTCAAGATGATGCAAAATATCCTCGCCCTCTCGTATCAAAGAGTCAGGTATTTCTGTCGTCATTGTCAGCTCATTGCGTCTTGCTTCCGGCAAACTGCCGTATTTAAACAACTTTTCCATCCAATATTCTAAAAGCGCAATACGTCTCGACATTCGTTTACGGTGCCAAAGATAGGTGTCACACTCGAATTTCAGTCGATGTTCTAGTTCAGCGGTGCGCTTATCTTTTCTATCTAAATCATACAGCGACTTCACGCATATCTTGGCGTCATCATATCTGCTTTCAAATTGCAGCTTTGATATAAGCTCAACAAGCTCAGGGTATGACTTTTTGTCGGTCATTTTGATGCCCTCACCGAACGTCTCAATTTCTTAAACTTCTTCTTTAATTTCTTTAACTCCTTGGCAAGACCGCTAATAGGATCTTTCTTCTCTTCTTCAGAATACGGAACTTTTGAATCATCTTTTTTCATGGTTTCCCCGACCGTATTTCTTCTTGAATGCTTTTCACGACTTTTAGTAAAACCAGCAAGGAATGAGCGTCTATATCGCCATAATGCGTTGCTATGTAACTCGACCTTTGCCATTCTTCCGTAATTGCAATGCATCTTGCACGTTCGTTTTTGATCCCATCTGCGTATGTTGGATCGTCATTCATCTGTCTTTTCCTTTTTAACTGGGTAAACCGTTATCTCTATTTCTGGATCTACAGGTTCACCTTCTCCCCGCCAAACATACAGGCTGGCGTAGCAGGCGTGTGGAAGCGGTAGATAAGACTCAAACTCCCATCCTAATCTCTCAAAGTCTTTTTCCTTCGAGAAAGGCACATACCTGTAAAACTTCTCTGTCATTACGCCACCTTGTAAATCGGCTGTATTGGGAAGATCGTTTTCGGTGGCATCATATCATCATTTTTATCGTAATTTGGAATTTTCATTTTAACTTTAGGAGGGTCCCAACGGCGCTCTTCGATAGGCATGGACTCAATGCGCTTAACGCCATGCAATACGCTGGTATGATCTCTGTTCCCAAAATATCTGCCTATGGCGGGGTAAGAAAAACCCGTCTCAATCTTTGCTCGCCACATACAGTAATGACGCAAGTGGCATAATTCATGTGTTCTTTTTTCACCAGTAATGTCTGACGCAGGAACGCCGGTTCTTTCAGACTCTTGGCGGATTATGTCCATAACTTTTACTTTTCGCATCTCAACCTCAATAAAATAAGGGGGAGATATCTCCCCCATAAAGTATTAAACCGGCGTCACAATCTCGTCTTCAAGAGCATCAAGATTGATCGCAATCTTAGGAGGCATTTTTGTTTTTAGCGTCGTAATGTTTGCAGGCTTACGATCGGCTTTGCGCTGATAGCCAAGCTCAACTTCTGGCGTCTCACTGCGCTGCTTAACATAATCAGGCGCAAATACTGCTGCAAAAGCCTCGTAGTTGATGCTATCCAGATGGCTGTCCATGTGATCAGGCGTCGCAAATGAACGTGCGTTTTTAACGCAAGCCATAATGACTGCAATCTCATATGGGTGGAAATCGCGGCCAAGACGTAATGAAGACAGATCGGCAATAAGCTGGAAGTTGTCTTCAATCTGGCCGTAGTTCTGGCCTCTCTGACCTATAATTTCACTTGCTTGCTGTAATAAAGTATGTGGATCTTGCTTAGTCATTTTATTCCTTTCTGAAGCTGGCGGGATCGTTGTTCATAACCTTAACTTTCCCAACATATCGATAGTTAATTGCCATATGCCCTCTACTATAATCCTCCTTCGTATTTTGATCTCGATAAAATTCTTGCACTATAACGAAATCATTTTCCGTTAATGCATCTACAAATTCTTCCAAACTATTAACTGGATACTCAGCTTGGATCTGGTGAACTAGATTGCCGCTATAGGACGGCATAGACATGGTAATTAAAAACCTCATTTACGCCGCCTCTTGTGTAAGATGTGACCATCTTTTGTTGTTTCTAATTAAAGAAACCAGCGCAATGCTAATGTTAAACATTTTAGCTATTTCTTCATGAGTTATAACACCGCATAATTCTTTAATTTTATAAATATCTTCGTCAGATAATTTATGTTTAGAATGTTTTTCGCCTCTATTATGAGTTCCATGACGCAATTTATCTGCCATATTACCTTTTCTTATGTCCCATCTTAAATGATTAGGATTAACGCATAATCTATTTCCACAATCGTGTGCAGCCTCGTGCTTATCTGTAGGCTTTGGCCCATGCAACATTTCGCATGAAATCCAAAAAGCCAAAACTCTTGACCCATTTAAAGTCATGCGGCCATATCCATGGCCATTGGTCCCAAATGGCCAGTTTATACAATCTTCTTTTGCAGAAGAGATATTTTCATAAAACCATTCAAGCATTTGCTTATTTTTTGCTTGATTACTCATATCTGTTCCTTGTGTAAGAGGGTGTGACGCGGCTTTGCAAAGTAACGCCACACCCAATATCAGACGAAGTTAGGGCTCCGTCTAATGGTCAATTAACCGAAATCATCCTCATCTTCCGAAACAGGGGCTGACACTTTTGTCGAACCAGTTGACGGAGGAGCTGATGGCGCAGAAGAAGCTGCCGACGAATTACGCGGCTTATATGTAAGATCAGAAGGACGAGCAACCCATCCAGTAATCTCCCATACAGGAACGTAATTCGTCGACTTTCTGGCCCCTTCACCAGAGGTTTTTGCCACTGCGTCCTTAAGGACAACAACTGGCAATTTATCAGGGTTAGACTTAACACCTTCGTTATAGGCGTCAGCTAATTTCTTAGCGCCATCAAGGAACGCAGCTGCATTGCTGGCGAACTCTCTGACGTCACCACCACATTCCTTGGATAACTTGATAACGAAGCGGACTCCGCGCTTGTAACCATCACCAGGATTATCGACAGAAACACCGTCGGAGAGACGAACCATACGAAAGTCTGGAGCGCCGCCGGTAGCGAAATTGATGAAACCAACTTCCACGTTCGGGAAGTCGATGATCGCTTTAAAGTTCTTCGTGATATCAACTTCTGTTGTCTCCCCGTTATTTCGATCACGGCGCGAAATACGTCCGCTACGCGAGTCAAATTTAACGATAGGCAAAAAGTCTGCACCACCTGTGCCGACACCATCAAAAAAACCACCAAATGCTGACATAGTCTTTCTCCTTTGCGCGACAGTCTGGCCTGTCGCAAGCCTCTTCCCGTTTCGGGAAATTCCGTTTAACGCATGTGAGGATGTATTGACTCTAGTTGATCAAGGATCTGTTCAAGCGTTTCTTTAACGTAGAAATCAACTTCGTCGGCTATCCTAATGATAGTGAAACTATATTCATTATCATCTTCGTCTGTAGATACGCGATTATGAATTCCAGCGATCTTATCAGCCTTAACTAAAATCCGACCTTCATCATCAGCATCCGTTAAAGCCAAATATCCAAATTGCTGTGCTGGTGTTGTATGCGCCATTATACGCCCCAAATCTCAAACGCGGCTTGTCTTGCCTCGTCATCGTTAAAGTAAAAAGAGCTCGTGTCTGGAACAACGTAAGACGCAAGCTCCTGCGGATCTGTCGATAAAGACAGGAATCTTTGAATCGTCATTCC